CACGGGTACGAGACGATCCTCTGGACGGAGGACAGTCTCCCCTACGACTGTGAGATGCGACCGTTGATGGATCGCATTTCCCAGCATGGTGTGAACGTCGGGAACGGTGTCCCCGAACTCGGTGAGTACGTCCAGTGGGCCGACGTTGTGTCGTATTGGCTGGTATGGAAGTACGGCGGCATCTACGCGAACACGGACATGGAATGCCTGCGTTCGCTCGACCCGCTGCTTGAGGACGTGACCGCGTTCGCTGGTATCGAGGCCGGCGAGTTCATCGGCAACGCCCTCTTCGGTGCGACACCGGGTCATCCGTTCTTCCGTGAACTCCTGGACGACCTTCCCAGCCGTTACGAGGCCCGTCAGAGCGTCGGGCAGCCCATGAACGAGAACACGGGCCCGCACTGCATCACGGACGCTCACAAGCGCAATCCGGGGCTCCTGACGGTATTCCCGCAGGAACGCTTCTACCCGTACTCGCATGTCGAGATGTCCCGCGAATGGGATGAGTTCCCGGACGCGTACACGTCGCACCATTGGGGGCACACCCGGGGGCACAATGCATCCTGAGGCATACCGCTTCATTGCGGAAACCATCGGCCAACCCGGCAGTGTTCTCGAGCTCGGCAGTCTCGACATCAACGGTTCACCCCGCCTGCTCGTCCCGCAGGCCGACTATTGGGGCATCGACAAGCAAGCCGGCCGTGGAGTGAACGAACTCGCGGACGCAGCCGAATGGCGCAGCGACCGACGATTCGACCTGGTCATCTGTGCCGAAGTGTTGGAGCACACGCCCCTCGGTCCGGAGATCCTTGCCACCGCACAGGAGCACTTGAACCCGGGTGGCCGCTTGATTGTGACGTGTGCGACGCACGGACGCGAACCGCACAGCGCGGTTGACGGTGGGCATGTCCGACCCGACGAGTATTACGAGAACGTCGATCCGTTCCTGTTCCTGTACGAACTCGCGCTCGCAGGATTCGACCCGCTGAGGTTCGAGTCCCATCACGATCGCGGCGACCTTTACCTTCTGGCGGTAAGCACTCATGGCTGACACTTACGATCTGCTCAGCCTCGCAGAGGCAAAGTCGACCCTCGGCCAGTCCGCATCTGCCACCGACCTGGACACGACCATCGCGTCGTATGTGACCGCCGTGTCGCGAATGCTGGACGAGAACTGTGGTCCCCTCGTCCAGCGGACCGTGACGGCCGAGACGTATTCGGGTGACGGTACGGCGATCATCAAGTTGCGCCAGACCCCGGCCGCGTCGATCACGAGCTGCACCGAATACCAAGGCACCGTCGCGGTGACCCTCACCGTCGAAACGATCGGGACGGCCCCTGCTGCGGGTTGCATTCTCGACCCCGCGACCAACCTCCTCTATCGGCGTTCCGGTGGTTGGGACTATTCGTGGTGGCCCGGTAGGGGGAACATCACCGTCACGTACGTTGCCGGCCGGTATGCGAACACTGCCGCTGTGGATGCACGGGTGAAGCGTGCTGCGGGCATGTTGCTTCGTCACCTGTGGGCCATTGACAAGGGCTCCGGCAACATGATGTTCGGTGAAGTTGACATGCCCATCCCGATGGGCTTCGCGATCCCGAACCGCGTCCGCGAAATGCTGTCGGACTTCTGGCTCGTTCCCGGGTTCGCCTGATGACGCACACGGTTCAGCAGCTCGGCGGGGACCTCCTCAAGGCCGGGAAGCGAATCAGCGAGATCCCGACGAAGAACGTCATGGCAATGGCGCGCGTCACCCGAGCCGAGATCATCGCGAAGCAACCCAAGGGCTTCAAGCGACTCACGAACAAGGACATTGGGATCAAGCGTCCCCGCCAGCGCAACATGACAGCGTTCACGTTCGTTGCCGGTGGTGCCCTCGCAGTCATCTCCGAGCATGGGTCCTACAACCGGCCGTACGGGTGGACGATCTACCCGCAGGCGTACACCGTCGCGGGCGGCAAGAACCGCTCGAACGTCAGCTACGTCGGTCGGACTCGCATTCAGACCGTCGCGCAGAAGCGGGCACGAGGGTCCCGAGTGTCCATGAAAGACGCCGCCCGTGTGCAACGTCAGGTCCTCGCATTCGGTGCTCCCAACGCGACGGGGTTCTCCCGGTCCGCGAAGCATAAGACCATCAAGCCGGGACACTTCGTGGCCCGTGCGGCATCGACGGCGTCAGAGCGCAGTGGTGAGCTCGTCAAGGAACAGGTCGGCAAGGTCGTGAGGAGCATCCGATGACGACCCTCGCTGAGGCCAAAGAATCCCTGTACGAGGAACTCACGACGTCGAGTGGGACGGGCAGACCAATTCCGATCCTGTCGAGTGTGCAGCGCGTCTACAAGGGTGAACCGCCCGCCGGCGAAATGGTCGGCCCCGTCGCCCTCTCCATTTCGACGCAGTCCCTGACCCCGACCGAGTTCACGTTCGCGATTCGTGCCTACGTGCAGATGAGCATCGGCGTCATCAGGGCCCAGGACACGCTCGACGATGTCGTCTACACGCTCGAAGCGAACCTTGCGGACCGGTACCCCCGCAACACTTGGAACTGGTCGTACGCGGAGGCGTTCGACTGTCTTGTCGCTGAAACCGAAATCAACTATCCGAGGGACGATTTCTAACGGTGCGAGTCCTCGCGATCCATCCCGGTCCCAACTTCTCGGTCGCTGACGTATTCCGAGGCTGGCTCATTGGCCTGCAAGCGAACGGTGTCGAAACGGGTGCGTACAACCTTGATGCACGGTTGACGTTCTTCTCGTCCGCGCACATTCCTGATCCTGATACTGACGAACTCAAGTTGGCGTTCGTAGAGGAACAGGCCGCACAGCTCGCCCTCGATGGGCTCTGCAGCGAATTGTGGAAGTACCAGCCTGACGTGCTGCTCGTCGTCTCCGGGTTCTACGTACCCCCGAACGCGATGGAGATGATCCGGGAGCGGGGCACGAAGGTCGTCATCCTGCATACGGAATCCCCGTACGAGGACGACACCCAGATTCTCCGCAGCGAACACGCCGACCTCGTGTTGGTCAACGATCCGACGAACATCGACCGGTTCCGGGAAGTCAACCCCAACACCCATTACCAGTGGCACTGTTACGACCCGACCCGCCACTATCCGGGCCCCACGATCCCCGACCACCAGTCGGACTTCTGTTTCGTCGGCACCGGGTTCCCGTCCCGTGTTGAACTCCTCGAGCAGATCGACTGGACCGGTATCGACTTCGCGCTCGCCGGCCACTGGCTGAACCTCGACCCCGATAGTCCGTTGCGTGAGCACATGGCGCACGACATTGACTACTGCTGCGACAACGCCACCACCGCCGACCTGTACCGCGGTGCACGCTTGTCTGCGAACCTGTACCGGCGTGAAGCGGAACGCCCCGAACTCTCTACGGGGTGGGCGATGGGTCCCCGTGAAGTGGAACTCGCAGCGATCGGTACACCGTTCCTGCGGGACCCTCGCCCCGAGGGCGATGCCCTGTTCCCGTTCCTCCCGACATTCGATACTCCTGGCGAGATGGAACAGTTGATTCGCTGGCATCTTGCCCATCCTGATGTTCTCGACGATCTTGGTCGTCGTGCACGCGAAGCCGTGTATGAGCGGACGTTCGCGAACAGTGCTGCACGCATGTTGCGACTGTTGAACCTGTAACACCCTTCCCACCCCAACCATCAAGGAGCGCAGCCAATGACACGCGTCGCCGGCCGTCAGGGCCACCTTTACGTCCAGCTCGATGCTGCAGCCGCGGTGCCGCTGGTCTACATCAACAACTGGAGTCTCAATGCTTCCGTTGACAAGTTTGAGGTCACGTCGTTCGGTGACACGACCAAGACCTACGTGACTGGTCTGCCGGACGCGCAGGGCACGTTCTCCGGGTTCTTCGACGACACCGCGACGAGCGGGTCGCAGTACCTGTTCAGCGTGGCTTCGGCGGGTATCGCGAAGAAGATGTACCTGTACCCCACGACGCCGAGCGCGTCGGGCCCGTACTTCTGGGGTACTGCGTTCCTCGACTTCTCCGTCACCACCGACGTGGGTGGGGCGACGCAGATCAGCGGCACGTTCGCTGCGGCCACGCCGTTCGCGAAGGTCGGCTGATAGTCGATGGATCTCGCTGCAAGCGGCTGGGAGGTAGCCGTCGGTGGGAAGGTCGTCCGGTTGGACGATCTTCCCATCGAAGCGTGGGAACGCATCACAGAAGCAACCGGCGTGCAGTGGGTTGAGGCCTACTACAAGCCGTTGGCGGATCTGACTGTGGCTCGCATGCTAGTTGCCGAATGCTGCAAGACCATCAACCAGGACCCTGCAGAAATCTTGGACGGGTTGACCCTGCCGAAGATCCTTGGCCTGTTCTCGCAGGCTGAGGACGATCTCCCCGTGGAGATCACTGACGGGGTCCCTCCCTTGGGGGTCGATTCATCGACGGATGGCTCTCCATCCTGATTCGACCCCCGTACTGCTTCACCCCTCGGCAGGTTCGTGAGGACTTCACTGTCCGCGACCTGAAACTTCTCAACCTTGTTTCGGAGTCCTGATGTCCTACGACGTGATCGTGAAGATCATTGCTGATGGGACGAAGGCAAGGACCGAGTTCGATCGGGCCGGCAAGGCCGCGGAACGCATGGCGAAGAAGACGCAGGACGAGGTTGAGAAGTCTCGGATCTCGATGGAGAAGTACGGGCGGCAGGCCGGTATCGCAGGTGCTGCGATGGTCGGGGCTGCCGCCACTGTCGCGTTCGCGATGAAGGGTTGGGTGAACTCGGCGCAGGAAGCCGAGCGTGCCCAGATGAAGCTCGAATCGTCGGTGCGTGGTGCGTACGGTGCGTCGAGCAATGCGGTGAAGGCGTTTGAGGCACAGGCGAAGGCCATCCAGAAGGTGACGGTTGCGTCCGATGAGGACGTGATGAGCATTCAGGCGATGCTCGTTCAGTTCGGGTTGACCCAACGGCAAGTCTCCACCCTCACGCCACTGGTCGTAGACATTGCCCGCAAGTGGGGCATCGACTATGTGACCGCCGCGAAGGCCGTGTCGAAGTCCGCAGACGGCAAGACAACGGCGCTCAAGAAGCTCGGCATCCAGGTTGACGAAACGAAGGCCAAAACGGACCCGTACATCGCGACGGTGGAAGCGTTGCGTCGTGCGGCGGGCGGGTTCGCTCAGGCCGAAGGTAAGACGTTCGCCGGGCAAACGGCGATCCTCGCAAACCAGATGGATGAGCTCAAGGAATCCCTTGGGCGCGGGGTTCTAAGCACACTGAATGACATCCTTCCCATCGTCAATAGTGTGGCGGGAGCGTTTACCGGGCTTGACGACAGGACCGGCGGCCTGATCGGGTCCACGACTGCCGTTGCGACAGGCTTTCTGGCGTTGAGCGGTGGCGCCGCGTTGGCGTTCTCAGGCATTACGAAACTGAAGGCCGCATACGCCGAGGCTGCAGCAGCCAGCAAGATGTTTGCCGCAGCGCAGACGGGCGTTGCCGCCGTTGCCGGCGCGGTCATCGGGGCTCAGATCAGCTCGTCGCTGTATCAGACGCTTAGCGGGAGTCGGGAAAAGACTTCGCACGCGTTCAAGGTGATGATGAACACCGAGGACGGCAAGGAAGCCGCCCGCCAGTTCATCTACGCAGTCGCCGGCACCATCGACAGCGAACAGGCAGGCCTCACGAACGTCGCAGCCCGTATCGGTGGCGCGTTCGGAACGTTCTTCACCGCTGGCATTCTCGACCCTTACGACGACGTCGTGGACCGGATGCGGCGCGGTTCGTTCCAGAAGGTGTTCAACGAGGCGATGGCGATTGACCCGCAGCGCACGCGGGACATCATTCGCACGATTGCAGCGTCCGAAGGTGCCAGCAAGGCGCTCAAGGCACAGGGCGTCAACATTCGCGAGTACGTGAGGCTCACGAAGGACCTCGTGGATGCGAACCATGACGGTGTGCGCTCAACTGAGGAAATCAAGACGGCGTTCGAGGAGCAGGCCAAGGCCGCCGATGAGATGATCTCCATTGTCAGCGGGCAATCAGCCGCAGCGCGCGGGTTTGCCGAGGCGACGCTGGGAGTCAAGACCGCACAGGACGCACTGACTGACGCTCAAAAGGCATACAACGCTGCAATCAAGTCCGGCGACCAAGACGAGATCGCCAAGGCTGCGCGGGGGCTTGAAAGCGCACTGCTCGGACTGGCGGGCGCACAGGACACAGCCCGGGACGCTGCTTTCAAGCACGGCGAAATGTTGCTCGCGCTTGAGGCGACCGCAGGAGATCCAGAGGCGTACAACACGGCTATCACGAAGCTTGAGCGCATGAAGGAGCTGCTGACGGACCCTGCCGAAAAGCAGGCCATTCAGGAACGAATCGCCATGCTGATCTGGTTCCGTGCAGAGGCAACAAAGCCCACCGATACGAGTACCGGCCCGCTGGGCGCAGTGAACCGGGAACTTGAGCGCATGAAGGGGCTGATGAGCAGCTCCGTATGGGCGGGGTTTGGCCGGACGCAGACCGCTATCACGCAAGGTTTGGTCCGAGCGTTGCAGGGGCGCGCAACGGGCGGTCCGGTGACGGCCAGCACCCCATACATCGTCGGTGAGAACGGGCCGGAACTGTTCGTGCCGTCGTCGTCCGGTCAGATCGTCCCGAACTCGCAGCTCGCCGCGGCGAGCGTCAGCTCGGGTGGTGCGCTCATGGGTGGCAGCACCGTCAACATCAACGTAGGCACCAGCGTCCTGTCAACTCCCGCGGAGACGGGTGCTGCTGTCCTCGATGCGTTGAAGGCCTATGAGCGTCGTAACGGGGCTCTGCCGCTGAAGGTCGCCTGATGCCTACCTCGTCGATGCCGACCATCACCGTTGAGATCGCGTTCGCATCGGATGCGTTAGATACGACCCCGACATGGACGGACATCACCGCGTATGTGCAATCAGGGTCCATCAAGTTCGGACGCAACGACGAATTCGATGAGTTCCAAGCCGGTCGCGCCACCCTCGTCCTGAACAATCGGGACCGCAGGTTCGATCCGTTCTACACGTCCGGTCCCTATTACGGGACGCTGTTGGCTCGCAAGCAGTTGCGAATCAAGACGACGTGGAATTCGACGACGCGCACTCAGTTCGTTGGGTTCGTGTCTGGGTGGGGTGTCGCCCCAGAGGTTCACGGGAACAGTACGTGGACGCTTGAAGCGTACGACGGGCTCGCGTATCTGGCGCGTGTGGACCTACCAGACATGCTCTGGTTCAAGGCCACCCAAGAATCTGCGTATCCGGCGGATCTGCAAGCCTGGTGGCCGTTGGGTGAGTCCTCGCAAATGTTGCAGGACCGGCAAGGCACCTACCAGTATGTGTTCACGTCCGCTCAACCGCGAGTTGGGAGTGGCAGCACGTATGTTGACGGTTCGTCGCAAGTGTTCGACGGCACCTATGGGGCGATCGGTCCGCCGATCGACAACTCGGGTTCGAGTTTCGTGTGGTCCGTGTCGTTCATGGTCAAGTCCGAAACTGTTGGGCCGACGGGTGGGCTGAACCCGATCCTTGCGGACGCGATCGCAACGAATCCGACCACGATCGGCATTGACGAGTACGGGCGGCTCGCGTATCGGCGTGGGGCTAGCAACACTGCTCATTCTGGGACTGCGATCACTGACGGTAACTGGCATTTTGTGACCGTCAACGGGAGCGCGTCCGGGGCGAAGATTTATGTGGACGGCGTGCTCATGTCGTCGGGGAATACGACGGGCACGGGCGGCAAGGACGCGTTCGCGATGCTCGCCAGGAGTGAATCGGCTACAGACTCCCCGTATTTTACGGGCGAGTTGCAGCATGTAGCAGTGTGGGATCTGAACGGTAGTTACGAAACGCTCGCCGCTGCCGCGATCTACGGGACGATTCCCGACAGTGGTGGCATCCTCGACAACGTCGTTGACGTGCTCGATGCTGCCGGCTGGCCGTCTGCATGGCGCAACAACGACGTGACAACCGTTCCAGCGGGCGGTGTCGTTTGGCAAGGCCGCACTGCACTTGATGTGCTGCAGGAACTGGCACGCACCGAAAACGGTCGGGCGCTCATCGACCGTGATGGGACTTTCTGTTTCCATTCGGGATCGCACATCTACACGGAACCGTCGTCCACGACTTCCCAGGCCACCTACTCCGATAGTAAAGCTGCGGGTGTTGTCCCGTATTCGGCTATCGGCCAGATCGTCTACGACGACGAACGCCTCATCAACCGGGCGATCGTGTCTACCGCTGACGGGGTCACGTTCACGGCTGATGACACAACCTCCCAAACCACTTACGGGATCAGGGCTAAGAGTTTCGACACGGTCCTCAAGAGCGGCGATGAGGCCCTGACGCGAGCCGAGTTGTTTGTCCAGAACTATGCGAACCCTGTGTTGCGTATCGACAACTGGACTGTGTTGCCGCAAAACGCGGGCACCACAGCGTTCCCGAAGGTGTTGCCCGCTGATCTCGCGGACCGAGTGACGGTCGAAATCATGCCGTCAAACGTGGGGACGCGCATCAGCCAACAGATGTTGATTGAGAGCATCACGCACACGTTCGATTCGGAAACGTGGACAACCACGTTCTCAGGATCGCCAGCAGTAAACGCATGGTTGCTTGAGGATGCTGCGTATGGGCTACTCGAATCCACAACGTACCTCGCATGATCGGAACTGACTAATGCCGTACACCACCGTTTCGACGCGCAGCTCGGGATACAAGATCCTTGCGTCGGACTGGAACGACGTCATCAACAACGAAAACTGGTTGGGCAACGCCGACCGGTGTGTCGCCGTTACCGATACGCGCACATCGTCGATTGCGAACGCCACGTCAACGGTGCTGACGTTCGCTACCGACGATTACGACACGGGTGGCTTCCATTCGACGGTGTCGAATACGTCGCGGCTTACGGTCCCCACCGGGTATGGGGGCATCTACAACATTTTCGCAACAGTGAACTTCACGTATGCGGGTGCCGTGTACCCGTTGCAACTCGAGTTGCGTAAGAACGCAGCCGCAAGCGCGAGCGGTGGTACTCGTATCGCTGCGGCGACGGGCAACACGACAACGAACGCTGCGACGATGTCATCCATCCAGATTTTTACGCAGGTACGACTCGCAGCAACGGACTATGTGGAGTTGTTCGCGCAACAGGACACGGGCGGGGCGTTGACGATGCAAGGCACGACACAGGCACACCGGTTCGGTATGACCTGGGTTGCGGCTTGATCCATGAACGCTCTCGATTGGTCCGGTAACGGCAACCTCGCTGACGAAGCCCTCGTCATCACCGCCATTGTGGGTGCGATCGGTACCCTCGCTCGTATTCGTATCGGCCAGAAGCGCATCGCGTCGCAGGTGGAGTCCATTGACTCGAACCTGAACCATGTGGGCGAAGCCGAGGGTGCGGACGGACCGACGATTGGTCAGAGGGTCGCGAAGATCGACGACCGACTCGATGACAAGGTCGATCGCATCGCTGTTGGCCTGTCTGATCTGACGGCCCGGATGATGGATCACATCGCGGACGAAACGAAACGAGCTGATCGTGTGGATCAGCAGTTGCGCGACATGGAGTAACCCCGAACCAGCGTGGAGGCAACGCATGGGCAAGGTGTCCTTGACCGAGTTCGCTGACAAGCATCCGCGTTACCGGCGCGAATCATGGATCACGACGCTGCCCGAATGGCCGGCGATCCTTGAGGCCTGGCAGACGGGAACCGTGAACAGTACTCAGATCCGTGAATGGTTGGTCCGTGAATGCGGGTATCCGGCCGATCAGGTCACCTACTCGCGGACGGGTGGGTATCTGTCGAAGGAGTATCCGAGGAATCGTCGTGGCTAAGCCCCTCGACGAATGGGCAGCCGAACAGGCTTCGGAGAATCCGGACGTGACCCGGCTGTTGCGTGAGCTCGAGAAGGTCCGTTCGGAACGGAACACGGCTCGGTCTGCTCACCGTCAGGCTGAGCGTGAGGTCGAGCAGCTGCAAGCCGCCGTCGAACGTCTCACCGCGTTGGATCAGGTGAGCGTCGAAACCGCCAAATGGGCCAAACCCAAGAAGCGTGCGAGCAAGAACGAAGCGACTGCGCTCATCATGCTCAGTGACCTCCATCTGGATGAGGTCATCGACCCGGCAGAGGTAGCCGGGATGAACGCCTACAACCGGGAGATCGCACTACAGCGCCTCCAACGGGCGGCGGATGGGGCTATCCGGTTGGGTACGGAACTCATGGGCGGGTTCAACATCACGAACGCTGTGGTGATCTTCGGTGGCGACATGGTTCACGGGAACCTGCACGACAATGCCGAATGGAACGAACAGCCGTCGGTGATCGCCACCGTCGACTATTGGGCTGACCATCTCGCCGCATTCCTCGACCGAATCGCGACCGGGTTCGGCGGCAA